ATCATGGCTCATGCTCAGGGAAAATTGAAACCGAGTCTACAAGAACAACAAAGATTACAACAAATGAAAGAACACAATGAGAAGTATCCTTCTTATAGTGGACCTAACGCTGGTAACACTTTAGTCGCTGACGATTCATATAAGAAAGAAGCCTCTAAGAACTTTACTGTCGCGATCGGTTACAATAAAGGTAGTTATCAAGTTATACCTAAGAACGAAATTAAACATATTGGAAAATAAAATTATTATATATAATTAATATGGCTAGAAAAAAAACAAAATCAACGAGAGCTTCAAGAAAGACTATAGACGATATGCACTATGGTCCTGAACCTATGGGTGTAGACTATTTTGAAAATCATAACATCAATACCTTCTTTAGTTGGTACACATATTTTTACGATAGAAATAGATGTAATCAAATTATAATAGGGTACGCTAAAGAACATGGGTATAAGAACGCTAACAAATTTAAGAAATTATATATTCCAACTTCTATGGCTTCAATCATTCGTGGACTAGAAAATGGTTTAAGTTTTCCAGATCATAAAGATTATCCGGATCAAGGTTCAGCTGGGTGGCAAGCTCATGTACATAAAGAATTAAGAATGTACAATAAGAAAGCTATCGAAATGAAAGCCGAAGACATAGACAAAAACAAGATTGTTAAGAAAAGAAAAACAGTTCAAGAGAACATGGAAGCTAAAGTTCGTGACCTTCTAGGTGAAGTTGATCACGCTATTGATTTATGGGATACAGATAAGTTTGATATGTATTCATATCTAACAGACAACAAAGTATCATCAGCTGTCGCTAGTAAGATTCCGTCTCACTATACAGACTTACAACTAGAAATTCAAGACGCTATTCTTGGTACTGATCCTCAACTTAAAGAAGGATATAGTTTCATGAATATGAGTGAGAAGAAAGGGTTTCTAAACTTTGTTACTAAAATTATATTAGATACTGAAAGATACGCTGATAACAATAAGCCGATTCGTAAACCAAGAAAAGGTAAAGCTGTATCGGCTGTTAAGTTAGTATCTAAATTAAGTTACTTAGAACATGATCCGATTAATAAGATTAAGTCTATTGACCCTTCGAAGATTGTTGGTTCAAAACAACTATGGTTGTTTAACAGTAAGACTAATGAGATCGTCAAGTATGATCAATCAGATAGAGGTGGACTAAGTGTTAAAGGTACAACGATACAAAACTTTAACGAGAAAACTTCATCAAGTAAAAAACTTGGTGTTAAGACAGAACATTTTATTGATCGTATTTTAGACGCAGGTTCTATTGTACTAAATAAAGTTATGAGTGAAATAAACTCTAAGGCTAGTAAGGTTACTGGTCGAGTAAATAATAATATGATAATATTAAAGGTGGATTAAATAATGGCAATCGATTATTCAAGACTAACTCAAGATGCATCAGCGGCTGAAATACTAGAAGCTACATCTAAGTTAAAATCAAAAAAAGAAAAAATAGAACTCTTACAGAGGTTTGGTAATAGAGCTGACTTCATGTATATACTTCGAGGTGCTTACGCTAAGAACATAGAATGGTTAGTACCAGACGGACCAATGCCAGAAGGTGTTGTACCATCTTCAGCCGTATCAGTAGACACAGCAGAAGATAGATTGATTAGAGCATACAGAAATTTTCAGTATCTAGTCAAAGGTGGACCAGAAGTAAAACAAGCTAAGAGAGAAGAAATCTATTTAAATATGTATAGATCACTTTACAATGATGAAGCGAAACTATTACATTCAATCATCAATAAGAAACTACCATACAAAGGAATAACTAAAGCGATAGTTGCTGAAGCTTTTCCTACTGTTTGGCCAAAAGAAAGTAAAGTATCGTCATAAATATATACATGACAAACAAATTAGGATTAACAGACGAAGAACGAGTTGTATTCTATACAGACACTAGTGGTAAAAAACACCCTAGTGAAGTTAGAGTATTTGACCCGATACTTGGTAGTGCTGTTCTTCGTGATCCTATGATAAACAAACAAATAGAATTTTTGTGGGATTCAAGTTCTTCTAAATGGATAGGACTTGGATTAGAAGCTGGTTATACAGCTCTGTTAGATACAGAAGTATTCGGAACACCGATTACTAAACAGAACGACAGTGCAGTACCAGCCAAAGCTACAAGTGTGTCCAGATTTCCAACATAGATTATGAAAGGTGGGTGAGAAAGTTACCCGACAAGGTAGTATATTATGAGGAAGTTTAACTTTAGATAAGGAGGTGATATTGAGTTATCATGAGCGAATTTCTTTAACTTATTATTTAAGGAGGACACATAAAAATTGACTTGACAGAATTGCCAAGTCATGAGACAATTAATAGAGTCGAGTAGACTTTGAAATACAGGTCTACTCAATTCTTTTAATACCATTTATTATGACAGGAGAAAATAATGGAAACTAAAGTACTAACAGTTCAAGACCTAGCAGGTGTTGTTTCAATCATTGATGTATGCTCAGCTCGAGGTGCATTCAAGGGTGAAGAACTAGCTGGTGTCGGAAGACTAAGAGAATCTTTTCTTGCTGAAGTGAAAGAACAACAACCTGATGCTGTACAAGCACCAGTCGGTGTAGAAACACCAGTTCAAACTACAGAAGACGAGAACTCTGATTAATAAGCTTATAGATTAGAGGGATTAACTTCCCTCTTTCTTTTAATAGAATAATACAATGCCAATAAAATTTAAACCATCAGCGAAGACAAGAAACAGACAGACAGGTAAAATAACTACTGAGCACTATTACATTAAGTGTATGTCTCAAACAGAATTATTTTCAGAACTTAATAACTCATCTACTAAACCTAAAGCTAAACAGAAAATTAGAAATGAACTAGCTCGTAGAGGTATAACGATAGAATGGGTATCTAAAGTATCATGACAGATTACAACGATTTCGGATTTACAGCTGTAGATCAAGAAGAACTAAAAACAAAAACAGGTGAAGCCGCTACTGTTGGAAAAGAAGTTGCAGAACAACTTAAAGCCGTAGCTAAATCATCAGCTGGTCAAGCTAACTCAGCTCAGATAGAAGAACTAGATTCTAAGTTAGACTTACTAACAAAACTAGTTGGTAAATCATTAAATGAGTTAGATGATCATAAAGACAATTTATCTCAGATAGATTCTAATAAAGAATTAGATTATAAAGATAGATTGATCGAATGTGAAAAACTCATTCTACCATTATTACAAAACTTAATGAAGAATGAAGATAAAGAATACATCTATTGGCCAAATCGAAAAGCCATTATACAATCACAAATAGACAGATTACAAAAAATTACACAAAAGACTTGATACCACTAGTACACTTTTGATATACTAGATACACTATGAATACATTAACTATAATAGAATACTTATCATATATAGCAATACTATTGTTAGCCATGTACAACGCATTCAAAATCGGAGAGAAATCTGGTTCTGTATACATGCTTGATTACTTAAGAACAAATGGATATGATGATCCGAAAGGTAAACAACAACCATTCTTAAGTGATACAGGGTTCAATCGTTTTATGACTCATATAAGAAAAGAAAAAAGTATGGATATAAAATGAGTGACTTTACTATTGAAGGTAATGTAGGTGATGCTTTTATTAGGATAACTAATAAGGGTGATGTTGAATTGATCTTCGGTGAAGACGAACTATCTCTTACAAGAGAGTCGGATTGGGAAACACACGAAGTATACAAGACAGCAGTACAGTTTGCTTTGATGTTAGATAGTTATGTTCGTAACTCTCGCGCGTTAGACAATCTTATTACTAATTCAGTCACAGGTAGTATACCCGCTGAGTTATTAGATAGTGGTCTCATGCCAATCTCTCTCATGGGAGAACGAGGTGATGGAATCGAGATTGACGATCTCACAAATGAAGAACCTGAGAAAGAAGATTCTCCGGTTCCGGTAAAAGATAATATTATTCAATTTAAAAGGAAAAATGATGAAGATAAGTGAAACAGCAACTAATAATAAAAAGTTGTACAACGGTAAACCTCGAGGATATTATGATCCGACACCAGTAGAAGTATTTTTTACTAAGGTTGGACAAGAGATATTCAAGTTTACAGACAACAACCAACACAAAACTCTAATGACAGATGAAGATTGGATTACTCATTGTGATACAGCCAACAAGTGTGTCAGGTTCGGAACATTGTATGGTCCGAAAGAACTAAGTGATTTCAAACAAGAAGAATTAGATATTCTAAAATTGTTTGTGGAGAAGAAACAGAAATGGATTTAGAAACAGAAATAAAAATCTTACAAGATAACATTCGATCATTACAGAAACAGTTGGGTCAAGCACATCAAAGAATCGGTGAATTGATGTCAGAGAAAACAGCTTCTAATGAAGAAGTAGTTAAACATAAACAATTCATTCAAGAGATATCGTTACAATTAAAAGAAAAAGAAATTGAAGCGACAGCTAAGATGCAAGAGAAGATAGATGGTATCGCTCAAGTAATGGATTCAAAACAAAAGTTTATACAAGACTAATGCCAACATACGATATCTTAAATACAGAAACGAATGAAGTTGAAGAAGTCATTATGACTATCTCTGGTAAAGAAAAGTATTTAAAAGATAATCCTCACATGAGACAACACTATAGTAAAGTACCAGGTATTGTAAGAAGTAGTGGTACAACAAATGTAGACAATCATGGATTCAAAGAAGTATTACAGAAAGTCGGTGAAGCTCATCCGTTTGGATCAGTAGCTGATGAACATACTAGAAAGACTGGTAAAGAAGTTAAGACTAGAGAGATAGTAAAGAAACACGCTAAGAGACAAGCTGATCAAAAGACACGAATTAAATAATGGAGAAAGAATGAAATTTAATCACTTAGAAGGGTATGAGTCCGTTACTCTACCTACAGAAACAGTTAACGGAAAAAGATACTATGTAACACCGAGTGGTAATAAGTATCCGTCAGTCACTACTGTAACAGGTATGCACAACGCGAAATGGGTAGCCAAGTGGAGAGCTAATGTCGGAGCAGAGAAAGCTGATAAGATATCAGCACAAGCTGCTGGTCGTGGTTCAAGATATCACTACATGCAAGAAGACTTTTTAAACAATATAGACATCACAGAAAAATTAAAGAACGCTACACCTCTTGATCAAATGATGTTTAATCAGACAAGAGAGATAACAGAAAAGATCGGAGATATCTATATGTTAGAAGGTTCTTTGTATAGTGATGATCTAGCGATAGCTGGTAGAGTTGACTGTATAGCAGAGTTCGCTGGTCAAGTATCTGTAATAGATTTTAAGACTAGTACTAAAGCTAAGTCACCGAGTAAGATTAAATCATACTTCATGCAAGAGACAGCTTACGCTAAGATGTTTGAAGAAAGACATGGAGTACCAGTAGAAAGAATAGTAACTATTGTATCAGTAGAAGAAACAGGACAAGCTCAGTTGTTTGTCGAAAATCCCAACAACTGGATTGACCAGTTGTTGAGTCTTCGTAGTCAGTATAAAACTGAATATGGTTTTTAGGAGTAGTGCCTAAGTTTCATACACTTCAAGTTACATAGTAAAGATGATTATTAAAGCTGGAGAAATTACTCCTAACAATAAAAAACCCATCTCAAACAAAGTTAATGTTGACGCTTTTACTTCTTCGCCGTGTCTACTCCATGATTGTTTTAAGTTCATTAGAGTATCCCTGTTATAAATAGTTATAGAAATCAAATGATTCCGACATATATTTATAACACTTATAACCTACAATTCATATTAATGATAAAGAAATTATGGCATATTCAAAACAAGTAGTAGACAGATTTGAATCAGTTCTTAGAAATCCTGAGAAACATTCTGTTGGAAGATTCGACCCAAAAGATCCTAATGTAATAACAGGTATGGTCGGAGCTCCAGCATGTGGTGATGTTATGAAGTTAGATATGAAAATGAATGGTAATGTTATTGAAGATGTTAAGTTTAAAACATATGGTTGTGGATCAGCTATAGCTTCATCAACTTTGTTTGTAGAAATGTTGAAAGGTAAAACTATAGAAGAAGCTAAGAAGATAACAGATAAAGAGATCGCGGCTATACTAGACTTACCTCCAATCAAATTACATTGTAGTGTATTGGCAGAAGACGCTATTAGACAAGCTATCAATAATTATGATCCAATGATGGGACACAACAATCCTCCAAAACTTGACAACTGAGCGAACGCTGTTATAATAGATATATGATCTTAACTAAAAAGAAGTTTACTAACTCAGTTGAAGAACTAGTTATTAAAAAAGAATTGTCTTACATAGACGCTATCGTTTACTTTTGTCAACAGAATCATTTAGAACCTGATTCAGTCAAAGGATTAATAACACCACCTCTAAAAGAAAAGATAAAAGCTGAAGCAGTAAATCTTCGTTTTTTAAAAGAAGAATCAAACGCGAAACTACCAATATAAATTATGAGACCACAGAAACAAAAACCATATCAACAAAGAAAACATTTTAACAAACCAAAGAAACATGACGGACCACCTCCGTTTGATGTTATGTTAAGACAGTTCAAAAAGAAGTGTGAAAGAAAAGGTATCGTAGCCGAAGTTAGAGAAAGACAGTATTACGAAAAACCAGCTGAGAAAAGACAAAGAAAAAAGAAAGAAGCTATTCGTAGAGAAAGAATTAATCAACTAAACAACAACACCTTAGGTAGAGCTAAAAGATATTATTAATGACCAGTAGAGAAGGATTCGATGCCTACTGTTTGTACTTAGCTATTAACAATCATTTTAATACAGAGTCTTATGACTTCTTCAAGTACAACGGTAAAGTACCAGTAAAGTTACCCGCGTTTCTAAAAAGAAATGATAAATATCACTTTGCTAAGTTAGCGAGAGAACATAGAGATGAACTTAAAGATTTTCTAGTCGCTAATCTTTCTAAACAGAAATACTATGTTAAGAATCTATTAGACAATGAGTGTATTGATAACTATAAAGAATTTAAGAAAAGAAAACAGAAATTGACATACACTATTACAGAAGATATGAGATACTTGTATGACAGGTATGACACTTTAGATGATGTATTAGAAGTACAAAACGGTCAACATAGTGTCATACTTAAAGAATTCTTAGGTAAGAATATACAAGCTGAAACATTCATAGCGTTTGATAGTATGTTTGGTATCTTTGAAGACTATGATGAAATGATACAAGAACAATTCATTTGGCCGAAAGTAAAAGTAAGATTAAATAA